TCCTTAGTTATATCAAGTGGCTTTCATTGATTTGACGTAAGCCTCTTTGCCTCCGTTATTCCAATTGTCGACCATATCTTGATGTGTCATTTGTTTTTTAACTGACCCCCCAGAATTACCCAAAGTGCCAGACCCACCGCTTTGCGCCCTCACAAAATGAGGGTTAGCGTTTAAAAATTCTGAGACTGCTTGATCAACTGTTAATAACTCGCCTTTGTCATTGTATCTGACAACACCTTTATTATCCGTTACCTCAACTGTCCCATCCTCTGATAAACGAATGTTTCGTTTTAAAAGAGTAGAAACTTGATCGGGCGATATTGCATTGTGTTTTGCACTTGCGTTCATTAGCTCACCATCTACTAACGTGTGTTGCAATCTGCTCTGTAATGCGTTTATCTCCTGATCTTTTTTGCTTACAGTAGTCTTTAAGATTTCTTCAAATTCACCGCGTTCTTTTTTTAGATTAAGTTCGGCTTCTTCTCGCTCTCTCAAAACTTGTCGTGCTTGATCAAGATCAATATCACCAACTTGTTTTTGAAATTTTCGCTCCTGTCTTGCCAACCTATCTGCGACAATCTTATCAATCTCTGACTGTGTAAACGTCTTTTCCTGTATTTGTTCTGCCGTTGTTTCAGTTTCAACTTGTGGTTTTTCCATGTTTTCTTCGGTCATGTTCCGCACCTCTTATGAGTAGTTAAAAATTTATCTCTTCACCATTTTTTTCTTTTTCTTTTTTTTCTTTTTGTTCGCGTGTCCATAATGCCCAGGCATAGTATTACTCCTCAAATATTGGTCTAAAATGATGGCGGCAGTTGTAACCGCCCCGTACTATGAACGGATCACCTGGAGCTTTTCCCTTCCAAGTGCCCGACCATTCTTTCTCAATCTCATCTAGCGTAAATGTTTTACCTGATCGCTTACGACAAAACTCTCTCGTGTCCTCGATATTCGATCCGTAATACTTCCATTTTGTTGCACCACTTTCATTGCCAATGGCGGTATTGATTGATGCACTAAATTGCATGAGTGAATCTTGCATCATTTGGGTTGAGTATCTTTTAAGATTCCGACCTAAACGATCTCGACCGAATAAAGTTTGTAATTTTTTGACTGCATCTGCTTTTTGTTTTTCTGTTCCGTTTGCAGCCAATGCGACTAATCTGTTTGCTTCAACGGAATCACTTTGTTTGTAAATACCATTGATGCTACCTCGTAGGTTTTCTATTGACTCGCTTAACGCTCTGCCAGTTAGGGTGTTTTGATACACCTCAGTTGCGAGTATATCTAAATATTCATTTGCGATAGCCTCAAAACCTTGAAATGACAAACGCTGGAGCTGAGTTACAACGCTTGCATCAACCTGTGTAAAATCACCATATTTTCGTAACATAGTAAGGGTGCTATTTGCTACTTTACGATAATCTTTTATTGTTTCCTGAACCTCTGCTAAAAACTGCTCATCGAGCAATCTTCTAATATCAGTTCGCGCTGATAATGCCCATTCTAAATCAAACAATGCACCATCTCGTAGTGGTGCAGTTGTCATCAAATCTGCAATCTGCTTTTCTAGCTCAATTAAAGCATTTGCAAGCCTTTGTTGGTGACTTGCTGCAAGTCTATCGAGAAGATCAGCATAATCTGTATCGGCAGCCATTAGACCTCAATCTCTGCCTCTTCGTCATTATCTGTAAAGTCTCCTGCTACCTCTGCTGGTTGTCCTTCGATTTCTGTATGTACTTGATCTAATATTTGATCATCAAGAACCAAATCAGCAATTTTTTTATCGACCTCATTAGTAAGGGTATTTGATCTTATGCCCGATGCCTTCAACTGCTGCAAGAAATTTAGTTCTTTTTCGTAATCTCGTATGTCAAATGAGTCTGGATAACTGATTTCAACATCTGGTTTTACACCTTGCCAATCACAAAAGAATGTCCACATTTGTTCCTCTGCCAGTTCTAAAATGTCAGCCTTCTCACTCAGTTTTGCATTGAGTAATTCAAATTCAGTTTGCATCGCAACCCCAGACTGTGTAATGACCTCAGTTCCGCGAACTGCTCCCATATGAGCCATTCTGTTAATTGCTTCTACTTTGTCAGAGATTGAATTTCTCACCGCGTCTAAATTAGAGCCACTAGGCTGCATTTGATAGGGTTTTAAACCTTGATCTAAATCATCTGGTAGATTAATGACCGCACCAGCTCCAGCACTCGCATCTGTTCCATATGTTTTGACTAATGTGGGATGATTTGAGATTCTTATGAGCTGCTCAATCTCTGAGTATTCTTGATAAATGCTACGTTGCATATAGGCGACATCTGACAGATCACTGATACCAATACCGCGCACCACTGATCTCTGTGCGGGTACAAAAACAGCGGGTATCTTACCCAATGCGTTTTCTACTGAATCAATGAGCGTTTCTGTTTCGTGATTAATTACACGATATGTATCAACTTTTTCTCGTGTAAATACTTTGTAATAAGTTTCTTTTTCTGTTTCAGATAGGTATTGAATAGATTCACGAACCTTAAGATATGAAAGAACAAACCGACCCGATGCACTCCTTTCATATTTCCAATCAAACACGTTTTCTGGCGTAAACAATGTTACATAAGGGCGTATATCTTGATCTAACTCCTCGGCTTTTGTCTGTGCATTAGAACGTGGTTTATCAACAATAATCCATACATTGCCATAAACACTAGACCATATCTGTGCAGTTCTCAAAAAAGCATTAAGTGAACGACCATCTAAATCAGCATCATTAATAAATGATTCAAGTGCTGGATCGTTCGCCAAACTATTGTAATTTCTTGTAGGTGGCACTCTCCAAAGAAAACTGGAGTAAATGTGTACGATATTACGACAATGGTTATCAATTGCAGTAAGGTCGATACGTCTACCGTAAGAATCTTTATCCTCGTTTACATATCGAGTAAGGTATTGTCCGTCTTTGTAATCTTGTCCACCCATATAAGAGCGCAGAAAAAACTCCCATGATTCTTTATTATCATCGTAGTCTTTTGATGTGTATTCAATGTCTGTTTGCATATTATGTCCAACGCTTTGGTTGCTCTACGTCATAGATTGTCTGAACTGGGAATAAATAAGAAACTAAATAACCCAGAGCATCATTCATATGATCGTAACCGTCATCTTTATTGGGTATTGATGTACCCTCTTTGTAAGTCTGCCTCTCAAGGGATTTAATCACTTGTTTGCAGTTCGCTGTTATAAATAGATGCCTTTCGCCATCTGCCGCTTTTAAACGTGCGTTTACGCTGTTAATACGATCTCTTACGACATCGTGTTTTGATTTTGCTTTAACGTGGAATCCAGCGTTTTGCAAAATACTTAAATCTGTTCTACCACCCGCACTGGTTTTCCTTTGTCTTGCAGCGGGGTCTGGAAATATCACTATTTGTCTATGTGGATAGCGATGATTAATCTCTTTTACCATCTCATCTGTGTTTGATCCATAGATGACAATTTCATCAACGCAAGTCAATGTATTCCCTTTGCGTATGGCAACAACCGCACTCATAGGGTCAGTGTTAAAGTCCATCCCAATCAACAATATTTCGTGTTGATAGTTCGCAGTTGCAATTACTGTCTCTTCTCTCGCGAAGTTATAATAGATGAGACCACTATAAGTAACAAATGCCGCCTCATATTCTTGCTTAAAAGTGCGCTCATCTAAATCTGATTTTGCTTGGTCAATCTCATCTGGGAGTACGTTTTCCCCCTCGATAGTCGTAAATTGAAACGATGCCCATTCATCTTGTTTATCAACACCTTTTGCCCATAAATCATAGAAATGATTACGCCCTTTCGGTGTACCAATAAATAATGCTCTAGTTGGTGATTCGTTAGAGTGCCTATCCGATAGAGAGGGTCGTAATACCTCAAACCACGCCTCTGGGCGCATATCAGCAAACTCATCTAATACACAAAAATCTAACGCTCTGCCTCGTAAATTATTAGGTTTTTCTGCGCCTTTTAAATAAATTATTGATCCATTGATAAGTGTTATGGTCAATGCTGTTTCATTTGTTTTAGCAATGTATTCCTCTGGAATCATATCTAAAAGCATCTGCCACTGTATTTCCTTACTCATTCCGTAAGTAGGTGAGCAATAGAAACAATTTTTGTTTGTACCCGATATTGCAGCTCGTAATAACTCAGCAGCGGCTAGATATGTTTTGCCGAATCGCCTACCCGCAACAACCGTCCTAAATCTTGCGTTATTTAGAAATATCTCACTTTGTGGGAGCGTTAGCTGCACGACTGTCTAATGTAATATTGATAGGTGGTATTTCTTTGACTTCGGTTTCTTCTTCTTTCCAGTGCGCTTGCGTTTTCAAGTAAAAGATATTAGCTGTTACATTTCCATCCATTGCTAATTTAACTAAATTATTACCCATATTTGCTATTTGCTTTATGCGCCCTTTTTTATAAGAGGCGTAAACTTCGGGTTGACGTTTCTCAATTTGCTTTAACGCTGTTAATGAAATACCGAAATAATCAGCTATTTGTTGTTTTGTTAATACACTTGCAAGTGCTTCAAGCTCTATTATCTGTGTATCGGATAATTCTGCTTTTGGTCTGCCCCCGCCTTCACCTTGCTTTCCGCGCTTCATTTCTTTATTAATTTCTGTACCGTATCTGATTCAAAAATTCTTATACCTAACCAAACAATCGTAAATAAACTTGCGATAGGTGGTAACCATTGAGCTAGTGATAATACACCAGTTCCCGCTGCAACGTAATCAATTATGTCTTTTGTTTCACTTGTCATCTAATTTTTTCTTCGGTTTGCTATCAAAATAATCTATTTTTCCTGTATCAAACAAATGCGCCTCTGATTTTCTTCTACGCTCTAACCCTTTTGATAGCTTACCTTTCACCAGATTCCATCGAACTAACTCTTTTGTAACACCTTCCAAACCGTTGCTATTCATTACTAATAACATGGTTGATCGCCTTAACGCTCCACAACCCAAATTAAAACACCAGGATACGATAGCATCCCATTGATGCTGTAATAACTTGACCCTTATTAATCTAGTCATATGGGTTTCGATCATTTGTATATCATAGAGTAAATTTTGATCAGCCTCTTTTTGTGTTACCTTGTCGCCTTCTTGCACATGTTTGGTGTGACCCCAGCCATGCGTCCAAACATTCGCTGAACACTCGTATGCTTCGAGTTTGCATCCTTCAAAATGTTTAATTAAATCAATACCTTGCTGTGATGTTCTCATTAATAGAACCTCCATAATATTTAGGGCAACGGTTCGGGAGCGAGACACGTTACCCAAGGTTTAATAAAAAACCCGAAATCACAAAAAACCGCCCACGAGGGGCGGTCATATTTGGGGATATACAAATAAAAATTAAGAACTAAAACTATTGCTAGTTTGGGTCTTTATAACAAATTTTGTGAGGGTTGTAAACTATTTACCAACTCTTCTCATTGCTAACTTATGCGCCTCTGTAAACGTCATTCCAGCAAGCATTTGTTTACGCATAAAATCCATATGTTTTTTTGTATGATGTTGAGAGTGCCTACGCATTGCGCTCTCCTGTCTTTTTGTTAATTTTTTTATTGCCATTTTGTAACCTCTAATCGTGACATAAACAATCTAAACTTTCTTCATGTTCAAATAAATTAAGTTGATTTTCTTTTAAAGTTTTCATTTCAGCAAAGGAAATATCATATTTAAATGTTTTTTTTGTTTTATTTTCTTGTTTTATCCACCAATCAGCAAGTTTTGGTTGTTTACTCATTATGTGCATAAGTTGTTTTTTTCCTTTTAAGAAACATAAATCACAATTACCTAGTATTGTATGTCCATTCGATGCGATTAAATTTAAATCAAAGTTATTATTACTCCAAAAATTTTGCACATCATGTTTTGTTGTTTTTGCATCGTACAAAGGACATAAAAAATCTTGATTTTCTTTTCTTGCTTTTACTCTATGTACTCGGTGTGGTTCGTCAAATCGCAAACCTAAAATATGATCTGGATTTTCTAAATTATTAATTTTTTCAAACCATTTAATTGCTCTTTGTTTTAACAAAAAAGTGCAGAAACGATTTGTCATATTAGGTAATTTTTTATAATAATTTATTAATTTTTCAAAAGGTTCACCATTTCGTGAACATTGATCAAAATTTGTTTCTTTGTATCTAAATTTCCATTCTCTGCTTGTTTTGTTTGGTTTATATCCATCAGACTGAATTGAATCAAACTCAATCCAATGAATTTTAACGTTCCATTTATTTTGGCAATCTTCTACAAATTTATACGTTTGATCAATTTCTTTTCCAGTGTTTGCAAAAACAACATGGCAATTTTTTGGCAAAACATTATCGTGTGCTTCTAAAATTTTTTTTAACATGAATCCAGATGTACGACCCCCACTAAAACTTATGATGGAATCGTTTTTTAAAAAAAATGGGTTTTTCATCATCGTAAACCTAGCTTAATAATTTCTTGAATATCACTCTCTAGCATCGAATAATGAACTAATAACTTTGCTAATCTTGGTTTCCAAATCTTTCGGCTGCGCCATTGCGATACCGATAATAATTTTGCTAGCTTTCTTATCGAAATATCTTTTTCCCCCACACCTATACATGATGGACAAACAACCATGGTATTTTTACTTGGTACGTGTCCAGTTCCTTTACATTTGTTACATCTAGGATTTTTAATTGATATCTGTAAAGCAACCAACCCTAAAATATGGGGTGTAAATTTACTTTCGGTTTTATGTAAATCAAAATTTTCTTTTTTAGCCAGTTGGATAGCGTGAGTATTTAGTTCTGCTTTCACATTTTCATCTAATGCAAACTTTGCTAAACCATAAAGATAGGTAAATCTATCGCAATGAGCTAATGCAGCGGCAACATCTGACGGTGTAATCGTTTGAGTTCCTTTGCTTAATTGCTGTAAAGGTGGTGAACCCGCTGCAAGCATCGCCAATAGCTCACTCATCTTTTTTTTCCGCTTTTAATTTTTTAATTCGTTCTAAAAAATCAATCGCTGTTTGCAAATTGTCAACGGTATATTCTGACTGAATCTCAACTTTTACTTTATGAGCATTATAAATAATTTCTTTAAATGACATATCGCACCTCAATTATATGATATTGGTTGATATAACCCGTCTCGCTCCATCTTTTTAAATTCTTCTCTGTAATGTTTTGAAATTTCTGATCGTAAAGCCTTATTTGTTTGCATTTTGACATTCCATTTTTCGCGTAAAATTTCTAAATGTCCTTTTCCTAAATATGTCTCAAGCCAATTTGTGAACTCAAGTGGATTTTCTGTATATTTGCGGTGGCAAGAGTGACACATACAAACCGCATTATCTAAACTCCATCGAACTGATTTAGCAGCTCTACCAAAAATATGACAGCACTCCATTCTGCCTTTTTGATGACAATTTTCGCACGTATACGCGGCTTTTGCTCTAACAACATCGCTAAACCATTTATCAGCTGCATCTCGTTTCATTTTGCTCTAACAACTTTTGATTTAGTGTCAACCATGCTTTTGCAGCTGTTTGGGGAACGACTCCGTTACCCAATAATCTAAGTCTGTCCAATCTATTGGAAGTCCCATCAGTTCTTCTGTCCAACAAGGGTTTTGCACTAAATCCCGGTGATATTTCATTTCTAACGCGTCTCTCAATTTTGCTCCAAACCACTGCTTGCTTGACTTTCGGTAACTCTTGAATCCTTTTTTGTATGTCGTTTTGATTCTGCCACCATTTGCATCGCTGACAATCGGAGTGGGCAAGGATAAACACTCTTTTTCTTTCGTGGATAAATCCAAGTTCTTTCGTTCCAAATATTCCAAACGTGCTTGCATAACCCAATGATTCCAAATCTTTGATGACCGTTTGTAATCCAAGTTTGAGGTGTCCTTCGACATTTTCAAAGAAACACCAAATAGGTCTAATTGTCTTAATGTGTTCTCGTATAAACTCCCAAAGATTTCGTGGGTCTTTTTCTCCTTTTCTTTTTTTTGCTGCAACTGAAAATGGTTGACATGGATAGCCTCCAGTAATGACGCTAACTTTGTCTCGAAAGATGTGCGATGGAAAGGTTTTAATATCCGAGTAAATAGCTGCTGCATCCAACTGATCTGATTCCATCTTAGCAACCAAGTTTGCAATCGCGTAGGCTTCGATCTCCACATAAGTGATGACTCGATGTTTAAACCCTGCAATGTCAAGTCCTCTTTCGATTCCACCATATCCAGAGCAAAATGAGAGGACAGTGGGTGCGTTTTTGGTATGATCCACATAATGAGTTTTTCCCATCTAAAAAATTTTCTCTGTAATTCCTTCAAACTTTGGGTCTGTTAATTGATATTTCTGCCCCATGACTTTTTTAAAATCAGACAT